TTAGAAATGAGTTGAAAACATTTCTAAAAATAAATTAAAAATATTTATCAAAAACACTTGACAAGGGTTTTTTGAAAATGATATAATAGTATCAGAAAGAATAAAGAGGTATAATAAAATGATTATCAATAATCAATATGTGATGACTATGCAAGCAGGCATGAACATGAAAGATAAATTAGTGAAACTTGCTAAAAGTCAAGGATTTACAGATAGAAACACCTGTATTTTTGTAGGGAAAGCAAACTTAGAAGAAAAAGGTTTATACTCTTATGTAGAGGGTACAAAAGAAGCCTTGGATGTTGAAAATTTTGAAAGTTTCCTTGCTTATTTTGGTTTTGAATATGTTGGATATTGTGGAAACGAAAACGTGTATTTGTATAAATAGGAGGGTAAACATGATAGCACAATTTCAGATTATTCTTGAGGGGGTCACTCCTCTCAAGATTCAATGTATAGATAAGTTTCCAGATGAAAAGCTGGAAGACGAAAAGGAACTATATAGAAACCGTGGATATAAAGAAGTCCATGAGAACTATTTTAAAAATGAACGCTTAAATACGCTTATCATCTTTGAGGAAGTGAAAAACTTGAAATACTCAAAATATGCCCACTATTGCTTAAAGTCAGCTTTTGAACGCTATATACAAGGAAGGGATGGCTATTAAATGGATATGATACAACCAACTCAGATAGAAAAGGCTAGAAAGATAGTTAAACAAGTCAATTTTAAAGGCTTTCCTATTATTTCTTTAGATTATGCTATCAGTCGCTTAAAGCCTATAATAGACGATATAGAGGGCTTTGAGCCACACTATTACGACTTATACGATGTAGAACAGTTTTATCAACCAGACGGGTCTACAGCTTACAAAGGTATTTTACAAGTAACCTATTTATCAATAGAAAGGGATTTATATATTTTTAGGTACTAACACATGAAAAATTCATATAACAAATTAAATAAAAAAGGTCGTTTCTGGTTCTGGTGGTTCGCTTCTTGTAACCTTGCCATCTTGGTCTTTCTAGCGATTATGTCACTACTAACCTATACTATTTTTAAGCAACAAAAACAGATTGAGCAACAACAAAGCACCATTACCAAGTTAAAGCGAGAAAACGATAGTAACACGGCTTCTATTTTGCGCCTAGTCGCTTATTTAGAGAATGTAGGGGGTTAATACTATGGAACAAGAAACACGTTTACAGGAGCAAGAATTAGGCTATCTATACACGCTAAAATTACAAGAGTGTATTGATAACTTTAACAGGCTTATCGCTTCATCAGCAAGGGGTCTTATATCGCCTTATCAGATGGTTGAATCTGCCCATTATTATGCTATGGAAACAATTGGTAAAATGGTTAGTGAGTATCCACAAACTAGACGTAAAATTGACTTACAAAAGTCTATTGATAATACTAACAATGAGTACAGAATAACAGGGTATCATACCCGTTATATAAACGCTAAACAAAATGAATTGCTATATTTTGAAAAGTATCTGGAACTTAATAAGGTCTTATTTGCCATTTGTTCCCTTGCTCTGGATAACCCTGATGAGGACGCTTATAAAATCATAGCAGAATATAAAAACAGCTAGTAGAAAGTTTCTACTAGCTTTTATTTTTATGAAAGCATTTCATTTACTTTGTCTTGAACTGCTTGAGGGTCATAGCCTGCATTTGTTAAACTGTCATAACGTTCTTGACCGTTACCCCAAAGCCCTTGAATGACCTCGTTGGCTACGGTGGTAAGGGTTTTTAGAGTGTTTTCACTGCTTGCATTATCTTCATCATTCAATAACACTATATTTTTATCAAACGGATTGCTTGAGTATTGCCACCAGCGTATACCGTCCATGCTTGGGAAATACTCAAAGTTAGCTGTACCATCATTTAAGCCATACCCTGCAATCCATAAGCTATTAGGGAATTGTGCTAAAATTTGCTGATAGTCTACGTTCTCAAGCGTAAACGGTTTATAACTATAATAAATAGGTGTATATCCAGCGTCAGCAATCATCTGCATAAAGCGTAAGCAGGCGTTAGTGTTCGCTTGTGCGTCTCCGCTTGGGTCGTCTTCATAGTCCAATACAAGGTATTTAACTTGTGTAGGCACGTTGTCAAGGAAAAAGCGTGCTTCTGCTTCTGCTTCTGCTACGTCTCCGCCAAAACGGGCAAAGTGATAGAATCCGATAGGGTTTGACTGCTCCACTTGAGCAGACAAGCAAGGGTTTAAATAGGTCGTACTTTCAGAAATTTTAATGATGGTGTTAGTCGTTCCCATCTGCTCTAAAATCCCTGTTATATCGTAACCGTTATGACTTGATACGTCTATAAATAAATCGTTCTTTTTAACCATTATTTCTTACCTCCTTTAAAATCTTCCAGCAGGTCTTTCCCTGCGTCTAGCTGTGCTGTGTATTTTTGCAATTCTTCCTGTACCCTTGCTGTCATAAACTTGGGAATAAAGACACCCATAACAGCGAGATTTTCCATAATAGAAAGTGCATAGTACAAGTTAATGATAACCAGTAAAATCTGTCCGACTGCCATAGCGTTAATATAGGTCAAGAATACCGCCACAAAATAGTAAAAAATAAATGTTAGGGTATGTTTGATAACCCCTTTTAACCCTGTCCAGCTATCCGTAACTTTCCATTTCCAAGCCTTTAGAAAGCCTGTGATAAAGTCAAATAGAATCAAAGCAAAGAGAATTGTGATATAGTCGCCTTTGGCAACTTCTAGCATAATATTATATAACATGATTGATAACCTCTATAAATTTGTTTTTAGTCTCTAAATCTTCATAAATAAACATATTCTTTAAGTATAAACTCCGTAAAGTTTTACCCAATGCGCTGGCTTTATTCAAGTAAACAAAACCGTCCTCCACTTGTTCCACTTCCAAACAATAAGCGGTTAAATTCTTATCAAAGCCTTTAGCAATATATACCATATTGTCTATATAGTATCCTGTTAAGAAAGTACCGTCACAATAGAAACTATATAGCCTAGACTTCAAGCCTTTAATTTTAGCTATATTCTTATCGTTTTTAATTTGAAATTCGTTATTAGCAACGCTTTCATAAATACTGGACTTACTTAGTAGCTTAAAGAATCCGCTCTCTTTTTCTTCCTCGGTTTGAAAGGCTGAATGAGGAGGGAATTCTATAAGTGTTGCATACTGTTTCATATTGTAAAAGCGCTTGCCGTTGTCGTCATAGAATTTCAGAAAGGCAAAATAGGGGTTGTTGAAATTACTTGCATTTGATAGCAGGTAAGCGTGACACCCGTCACGTCTTCGGAAAACGGAAAAGATAAAGTTTAGGAGGGCTTCCACCTCGTTATCAAGATACCTCTTTTTACTGGTAACATCTATCAATACCTCATCGTATAAGATACTCATAACCTCATCATACTCTGACCCTTTCAAGTCAACCCATGTAGAAAGGCTCTTGAGATAGCAAACGATTTTCCCGTTAAGTATTATCTTGGTAGAAGACAAAACTAAAATATTTTCTTCTTCGTCCATGTTGTCCGCCCTGAAAACAATCTTAGTATGAATTTTACTAGCGTCGCTGTCTATTACCTCAAAATTTGTAAAGACTTGCTTTAATAATTCTGTAGTAAAAAACTTGTCCTTGTCTATTCGGTCAAGCTCTGACTTGTTCCGCCTTAAATAGATGAATTGCTCCCCTTTGTCTATAAAGCGTTTCAGCAGGTGCTTCTTGAGTGCAAAGGTCTTACCAATCCCACGCCCACCGATAACAAAATTAAGATACTGGTTATAAGATAGCATTTTCTGCGGATTGTACCATTTTTCCTGTTCGATAGAAAATCACTCCTTTCTATTTCATTATATCATACTTTTAAAAATTCGGGTTGTTTTTCTTAATGTCAAACAAAATGCCGTCTTCTTTATTCGCTGAATAGTTCCATATTCTGACCCCAGACTGGAAGATAGCCTGTAGTGCGTTCATGTGCGACTGGTTGGCTCTTAGCGTTCCAAGATTGACGTTAATCATCTTGATATAATTAAACCGCTTTCTTGACCTCATCACGCTTAAAGCGTCATTAGTAAACCAGTTGACAAGCACCCCATAACATTTGATGTACTCGTTCGCCCGTCCCATGATTTCCTTTTGAGCTAGTGAGACTTTCCAATATACGTCTGTCAACCTGTTCCCACTCTGGAAAGCCAAGTCATTCCCAATCTGCTGGACGCTGATAGGTTGGTTTTGTAGGTCTGCCATTGTAGCGTTGTAAGCTCGTATAGACTGGTCTAGGGCGATTTTTGATTTCATGTTAGCGAGTGCGTTTGATTGAGATTTCAAAGCGTTGTTTTCGCTTGTAAATCCTTGTTGTACCACCTTGTCATTATAATCACGGTTAGCGTTGAAAACTTTCATACCACCAGACGCAAGCCCACCAAGTGCGCTCCCAAAGTTACCTGTTAGGAGATTTCCAGCCACGTTTAAGATACCACTAGCGCCCTCTGTCCATTGGTTGATGTTGGCGCTGTCTACGGCAAATTGTGCGTTGTAGCTGGCTTGTGAGTTGGCTGTAGCAACCTGTTTATTAGAAAGGTCTACGCTCTGTTTGAGCATGTCCCGATTCTCTTTAAACGTTAGCTGTGTATGTTCCATCTGGTTCTTGTGTGATTGAATGTAGCTGGCTTCTGCGTCATTCAAGATTGCAACGCTTTTCCCTGTCACGTCATTCAAACCGTATTTGAAATGCTCTGGGTTATATTCTGCCCACTCTCCACTATTCAAATTTTCCAGAATATTCTTATCTGCATAGCTTACATTGTTAGCGTTGTTGTACTCAAGAAAATTGATATGAACCTGATTACTATCGCCAAGGCTTCCACTCACTACCACTTTATATTTATGTGCTTCGTCTATCGTCCTTGGTAAATACTGTGGTTGATACACATAACTATTACCATATATATCATAAAGCTCTATCTCTGTGAACTCACTATTTAATAGTTGTACCTCTATTTCTAGGTCGTCTTTACCCATGTATGAGCGTAACCCTTCTTGTATCTGGTCATAGGCGATTTTTAAGAGGTTAGGGATTTCATACACATTAGGGCGATAGTCAAAAAATCCGTCCACTTCAATCAGCAAGGCTTCAACGTCAAAGGCTGTTTTTGAGTAGTCGCCATTGCCTAGTTGTTTATCCCCTGTGTTCCCTGTGATTTCTCCAATATCTCCACCTGCTAAAATCTCGGGAGGGTAGATAATACTTTCAATGTTGTCAACCGTATCTATACCCGCGCGCTCTGTCGTGTAACCGCTCCAAGCGTAGTTTTGCTCTATCACGTCATAGCTTGAGCCGTTAACCGCTGAAATAACAGCCGTATGCCCCCAGATGTTGCTCCCTGATGGGATATAGCAGACAATACAGCCTACTCTTAAATCAGCAAAAGACGGGTCAAAGCGGACTTTCCAGCCCACGGCTTCCCAGTTATAATCGCCCCCGATATTGCTGGCACTCATGCCCCTCTGCGTATCGCTTCCGCTGGCTTGTCTGCCGTTACCGTCAGGGTTTGGGGTGTTGATACCTCCCCCGATGTTACAACCGCCCAGCAGTTGAGAATATAGCGCCACTAACCCGTAGCACTGCCCACTGCCTATAGTTGTCCCAACTCGTGACTTGATTTCATTTAGTGCTTTTAGCGTTTCTGTTGCTTCTGCCATGTCTTACCCTTTCTGTAACTCGTCTTGAATAGTTGAAAGCCAAGCGTTTGCTTGCTCTATGCGTTCCGCTTCCTTGTAGGCTATGCCTTCCCAGTTGTTCATAAAGTCGCTTGCATTGGTGCTGGCGCTGGCGGTAGAACTAGCCACCCGTCTAAACGTATCGGCTCGGCTCTCTTGGTTCATAAATTGAAATTGTAGGTTAAAATCCCATAGTGATTTTCCTTGGCTTCGTGAAAAGTTCAAAAGCTCCTCCGCCCTTGGACCCGTCCACTGACCAATTCCGATACCTATCCAGTGATTGCCGTCTGACCCTCTATATCCTGCTTCGTTTAAGCTGATAGAGTAGAGACTGGCAAAAGCGCCCCAGCTTCCCATGAGGTTTTCTGCTGTTGGTTCTGATTCCATTTTCTCGTACTCGTACCCTGTAGCATAGTCTGCCTCGTATTTCTTAGCTGTGACGTTGCTTTCTGCTGAAAAGTTCCCGATAATTCCAGCGATACCCTCCGCTGTTGCGTCTGGCACTAGCTTTTTAATGATTCTAGTAACTAGTCTAACACGGCTTTCCTCGGTTGAAATGTCGCCCTCTTCGTTGGTGCTACCACTTCCACCGCTTGAGCTACTACCCGATGTTCGATAGTTTCGGCTATTCTTTCGCCCGATTTCCGCAACGCTTCCTGTGATATTTGACAAGATTTCTATATAGGTCTTGTCTCCCTCGGTTGTCTCCTTGTATTTTACCCCAATATCACGGCTTAGATACATGTTCACAATCTGGTTTACGGTGCTTGACCCGTCCTGATTCAAACCGAAAAGGTGTTTATAAAGGTTCTCCAAGTAAAAGCTATCATACTTTTTGCCCTGAAAGATAAACGGCTTACTTGCTCCCGATTTCAAATTTACAGGGATAAAAAAGTATTTAAAGGTTTTTTGCATACCTGAATAACTCATGTTTACAGGTCTGTTTGCCTTGGTGGTCATCTTAATCGTAGGTTTTGCGACTACTACAAGCCACTCCGTATCTATCCCGACTTCTCCAGCCCGTGTAGCGTATTTAGTCCCAACTGAAAACCCTTGCTGACTGTCTTTCAGCGCCCACAATTCATTAGGCAAAGTCTGCTGTTCTACCTGTCCTATCACGTTTAGGCTCTTCAATTCGTGCTGGTAAGTGTTCCATACGTCCACCTCGTAAATAATGCGTGTAGCGTCTTCATTGATATAAAGCACGTCAAAGACAAAGGCATAGTAGGTTCTTCCGTTATTGATAAACCTCATATACGTTACATTCTCATACTTCTCTACCCGTCCAGAAACTACGATTGAGCCGTTACGCTGTGTATATTGAAATTTATCGTATTCATATACAATTTCTATATGTGGATTCGTCTTTGTGAAAAAGTCTTCCATAGCTTCTCTTGTCTCAAAGTTAATCACATTAGCATAGTCATTTTTAAAAGGGCTTTTTGCATAAAGCCATATTTTGGTTGATTCTTGCATAGATTCTCCTTTAAAAATAGGAGGGCTGAAACCCTCCCTTAATCTTGCCCTATCTGTCCTTGTCCTATCCATTGCCCCCCACGTCTCACGCTGTGCGGTGCTGAAACAGCTTGCCCGACTGCATTTGCTGACTGTTCGCTGACGTCTTGCCAACCTGATTTTCTCTGTTGGAAGATACCGCTTGGGCGGTTTAAGGTCTTAAAGATTCCGTTTTTACGGATTGCCCACGGTTTCAACGTTTTAGGCTTTTTCTTGTTGGTATTATATAGGTACATACCCACATAAAAGGAATTGTCTGAATATTGTCCGTCTGGATAAGATACATTGATATTTAAGGCGCTGGCTGATGAACTTTCTTCGGCTGGTATGGTTACGGTAAAGTCTTGAGCAACTTCATCATTTTTAATGACTTCATCGGTTGTATATCCGCTAAACGTCCAAACGGTGCGCCCGTTGATTTTAATATCATACTCTACCCGATACCCAGCGTTTGAGCTGACCCGTTTACTCCACCAAAAGAGGGCTTTAACTCTGATTTTCGCTGTGATAGAATTATCATCGTTTTTTGTCTCTTCTAGGATTTCAACGGATTCCCCCCAGAACCTCATAGACGCCCATACAGACGGGTCATTTTGTCCGTACTGTATATAGGTCGTGTTGCCGTTGGTCATATAGCCATAATCTGTGTCCCCTGAGAACTGCCAAGCATTAGCATAGGCTTCCGTCCAAGGGGCTACCCCTGTACCAAAGTTTTCTACGTTGGCTGTGGTAGAGGTTGAAAATCGTGTTTCTAAAGGCATTAGATACCTCCTGACAAGTCGTTTTCTGTGCTTCCGTTGTTGGTTCTGATAAAGCTGTTTCCGTCTGGTGTTCCGCCAAACAAGTTAATGTTACCCGTTGCGATGTTGCGCCCTTGGTTAAATCCACCAGTAAGCCCACCAGTCCAAGCGCCTGACCCCTCAAGGTTTTCAATGATTTTACGCAAAGCATTTTGCAAGCTTGCGTTAGCATTTTCTAGCGCTTCGATTCGCTCCTTGAGTGCGTTGTTTTCGTTTGTGATACGTTCGTTAAGTTTAGCGACTTCCTTTGTGATTCGGTCGTCTAGCTTCTTGATTTCCTTTTCTAGCTTATCGTTTAAAGCGTCAATCCGTCCATCAAGGCGCTTAACTTCATCATCTACTTTCTTTTCAAGGTCAGCGATTTTCTTATTGACTTTTGCTATTTCAGCGTCAATGTATGGCTTGATAATCTTGTTATAGTAGATGTCCGCTTTTTTGTTAAACCAGTCATCAGCTTCCTTACTCTCCATGTATCGGCGAATAAGCAAGGGAATAAGTTGCTCCAAGAGTTCGGTCAAAGCGTTCTTATAGTCTTCTAGTTCACTTTCCAGCGCCACAAAGTCGTCAAGCAACTGCTTAAATGCACGCTGTAGCCAAGCCAAAAGCTCGTAGATTGAATTGGCGTTGTCAAAGCTGGTAGGAATTGAGGGGATAAGCCCCCAACGTTCTACCCAGTAAGACGAATAGCGCCCCCGATAAGCTCTGAAAAACTCGTCTTTAAATTCTTCTGGATTCATGTTTTAAAATCCTTTCTTATTGTGGTACTGCTGCACCGTTTAAACGTGTTCCATCGCCTTCCAGTTTTTGGAAATTAAACCAAAGATTTGCAGGACGGTATAAATAGAATTTAGCAAAAACATTATAGTTTTCTTGTGATTTATCAAGCGGTTGTTTTAATGTAACATGTAAGCGTAATTGCCCTTTTCCTGATGGGTCTTCTATGTCTCCACCGCCTAGCACATCAGCCATATAAGGGCTTGTATATAGTTTAATAAACATTTTTTCATTTTCAAATGTTTTATTGTTATCAAAATCACTTTTTCTTAACACTAAACGGTCAATAATTCGTGAATTGTGGATAAAGTCAACTTCGATATTTTCGTTCACTTGGTCAAGGTTTGTCATTCCAAAAAACATATTATCATAATCAAAATTGAGACTCCCAGAAAAAACACTATAAGGTAAATTTAATTCTACATATTGTTGAACTTCATCTTTAAAAGCGTCTTTGTCAAAAGGCTCTGCTGATGTTCCGCCTGAATGTTCGTTAATTTTGGTAGTCAATTCTTCTTTGACTTCTCCGATGAATTTTTTGATTTCAGTTTCTTTTGCTGTAACCGTTGTTGCTACAAATTCTTTAACCTTTTCATCGTGGATTGTCAAACTTTCTGGTTCTTTTGTAACCGTTACCAGTTCGCCACCCGATAGAGGGAATTGAGTAAGGTCTTGGCTGATGTTCGCTGTCTTATTCTTGTCAGGGTCTTCTCCTGTTATTGAATGAGAAACGCCAAGATAAGGAACGTTAGAGGTTACTGAATTTACTTTATCAACGTCAGCCATTAAAATTAGGTTTGTGTCTCCGTTTTTATCCTGTGAAACTTCTGCTAGTGTGTCCTTACCTTGGATTGTTAGGCTCTCAACTCCCTGATGTTTCTGGAATTTAATCAATGAGTGAATACCTCGGACACGTTTAGTTGTCTTTTTTTCTAAACTGTAATTGCTATTTGTTGCCATCTTCTTTTTTCTCCTTTGTTTTGTTAATGATTTTGATTGAGTTTGGATAGAGTTCTTTTAGGTCTGCTAGGTATTCAAGATAGCGAACCAGTAAAGCGCCTTTACGTCCTAACTTTTTCTTGTTAGCAATTAAAAGTGTGTAGCCGTTGTGCTTCTTGTACTTCTCTAGCTGGTCTTTAAACCCTAAATAGATACAGTCGCAAACGGTTGATACACGGGCGCAAGATTGGTCTTTATCGTCTCCGTGTCCCAGCACTTCAATCTGTAGTGTGTCCGTTGTCTCGGACAAGTTAATAATTATCATAGGTTTTCATGCCCTCTTTCTGCTGTCATGATAGTTCTAGGCACTCCCTTTCTATCGTTCGTAACATTGATTTTAAAGGTTGCCCAATCTTCAAGGAGTTGCTGACTGACAATCTCTACACGTCTTTCTTGTAACCCTGTGACGTTCATCTGGTAGTTAGGGGTTACGATAACCCCGTTGTCCCAGTGTACCACCTCGTTTACAAGGGGTATGCGTGAAAAATAGTTGTTATCGTCTATCACTCTGCCAAAACCTTTCAGCTTGCTTTTGCTGGTCAGCTTCTCAAAGCTATAATAAGCTCCCACAATCTTAAAGCGGATAAATAGAAGCGCCTTAATGGATTGTAACGGCTGGTAGCTTTTTCTGATAGTCCAGAAAGTTTCATTTTCAATGCTTTCATAATGATAAGAAATAGGCTTTAGTTTTATCCACAATTTAGACAAGTCGCCTAAACGTCTGCTTGTCATGTGGATATAATATAAGCCATCGTCTGCATAAGCAAAATCCTGAAAGCTGAAAAGCGTGATTTCTTCTAACATGCTATCATACTTTAGTATTTTAGCACTTGATAAATCTTTCATCTAACCACCTCCTAAAATACCTGTAAAAAAAGCTTATCGCAAACGTTGAAAATCTGGAATTGTATATCCTTTAATTCTGCGTTAGCTTGTAAGCGTTCGGCAAGACTAGAACCACTCCACCCTGAGACGTTGCTTTTTGTATCTGCGTTATTTTTCTGGTGGTTTTCTACCAAGTTGTCAGCGTACTCTATAACCCCATAGCGCTCAGTAAAGACAATTTCTTTTCGCTCTTGTGGTGTCGTGTTCGCTATCTGTAGCGCCTGCCCGTCCGCTTTCTGGTTGCCTACCGTGTCAATATTCATTGACTGGTTTAAGTCCTTGATAGCCTTGTCCCTGATTTCTGCTAGGTATTTAAACAGATTGAAACACTCGTTGTTTAGAACTTCCTCAAGGGCAATCTGGAAACGGGCGAAAGTCTCCAAACCAATTTCCCTGTTGTAAAAGTGCTTGCAAAACTCTTTCTTGAAATTGTCTGAAACTCCGTTGACTAGCTCCATGTCCTTAAATAGCTCGTTATAGGTCTGGTCTATAATCGTGTTGTAGTGTAGAAAGTCGCCGTTTTCATCTAGCGCCAAGCCGTCCAGCCGTCCCGTCACGGGATTTCTATACCTGGATTTTAAAAAGGTTGCAATCGTTGCTGTCGTGTTATTCTGGGTCAATGATTGTTCCCTCCTTTTCTGCCAAGTCTAGCGCCACTTTGTCAAGGTTAAACTGTTGGATTGTCTCCGCTGGTTTAACAGATATTTCCAGCCCGTAGCATTTATTGATAAGCTCCACAAACTTGCGTCTTGACTTCCAGCCTACTTCTATATTAGCAGAGATGACCCCATTATTAGAAATAGCTTCGGAAACTACCAGACGCTCTTTTTTGTCGCTTGGGTTGTTGTTTATCCCAATAAATGTCAGCAACTGGTTCATAACCCGTAACTTTTCATCATGTAACTTGTCAAGTAAAAACGGCGCGTCCGTTCTAAACACTTGTATATAGTCTGATAGCTGTTTAAAGCTGTCTTGTCCGTCTTGGTCTTTCTGCTTGTTGAGATACACAACGGGTTCAAAATTGGCAATCTTATTGAAAATATTCTTCATAGATAGCACGTTTGTATTATCCGCAAAAATAAAATACGGTGTGATTTGTGCGTTTCTGTTTAGCTGGATTGTCAGCTCAATATCTGCCAACTTTTCACAAAATAACTCTAAATAGCCTATATACGGCTCATAGAAATTATTGTTAGGTATCACAATACAAGGTCTTTTTATCTTGTCTGGGTTGTCCTCGTGTAGCTCTGAAATTACCCTAAAATCATTTTCAGTATAGGCTATTTCCATCTGTTTAAAATAGTTCATACTGCTAGCGTTGACGGGTTGATAGGTCAAAGGCTGGTCATAATGGTTTAAGCGTTCCCCTCTCGTTCCACCTTGGGCAATAAATCCAAAGGTGTCATCATGAAAGAAAGCTACATGCCCATTTTCTATCAGCTTCTTTTCTATAAACAACTCGTCAATATCATTAGGCAACCCCTCCCAAGTGAAATAATTTACCACGATATTATAGAAATAATTAAAGTAAAACTCAAAAAAGGCTAGACGGTTACGCTCTACGGTTTCTTTGTTTAGCTCAATATTGCCAAGATGTCGCTTGTAATTCTTGTAACTCATTTAGTCCCCTTTCACTTAATAAAATAGGCGGGCTATTGCCCGCCCTTGGTCAGCCTTTAGGCTTCCTCAACATACCAGAAATGAATGTTTTCAAAAAGTGAAAGGCTTGTCATGTAGTGGTGATGGTAGAAATAGTTGTAGGTCATATTGCGAGGGTTGCGAATGGCTTCCATGTGTACTAGCTTGTCTTTGTTAATGATAGATTTAGCTGAAATAAGGAAAGCGACTGGCTTACGTCCATTGTTTGCGCCCTCTCCCGTGAATTTTTCAAAATCATCTACCACAATTGTGCGAGCCAAAACGCTTGCTTTATCCATGTTGAAAGCATTAGCAAGTAACATATCCAAGTGAGTTGAGAACTCAGCAGAAATAACTAGGTACTGGTCTTCAATTGCCGTCATGTTTGGCACGCCTACTGGATTGTTAAACGTTGTACGACTTGGGATTGTGAAACGTTTAGACAAGTTGATAAGTGACTGGTTAAAGTCTACGACAAAGTCTTGTTTGTTTTCGTCAATCTTCGTACCTGCTACTGTGATTTTCTTAGCCTTGCCCTTAAGGTCTGTATAAGAGACTTCTGCAAGTGATTTCTCAAGTACGCCCTTAACTGCTTGATACTCGTCCAGCGTATCAGATGAGAGGAGTGATGTAAACATTTTGTCCACAAACTCATCAAACGCCATATCAGAAACAAAAGCTTTCTGAATCCAAGCACGCTCAAAGGTGCGCTCATAGTAGTTTTCATTGTTTAAGGTGTGGTAGAATACCTCAATATCTGTATCAGCGAATTTGAACGGGCTGACGTCTGATTTTGCGTCATAGGTTTTCTTCTCAGCTGGGTGTACATAGATTTCTTGCAATGTGTCCCCAAACTCAAAGGTCTCTGACTTGAAAATAGCAAGCGGATTTTCATAAGTAAGCGCCTTGATAACGGTTGACCCGATACGGTTTACAAGCGCTGTGAAAAACTCATTGGCGTGCTTTTGAAAATCCTGATACGGCACGGTTGCGTGGTTAATGCGTGCGCCCTCAAGTACAGGGATGTCTGCCTGATAGTCTGCGCTGGCACGGGTGCGGATAGAGTTCAATAGGTCAATGTTTGAGATTTGTTTCCCTGTCTGACCTGATAAAAAGGTAGTGATTTTATTAGCCATGTTTATTCTTCTCCCTCTTCTACGATGTTTTCGTGGTCGATGTTCATTTCTACGCCCTCAACTTCACTTGCTGGGGCTTGCGCTGGGTAGTTTGGCACTTCCTGCGCTGGTGTGTCCGCTGGCATAGTTGCTGGCGGTGTAACTTCTGCGACTGTTTCTGGTTCGTCCTTGAGTGCGTCTAGTGCGTTGTTAGGATACCAGTTGATTGATTTTGAAAATGGTTTCATCTTCTTTTTTCCTTTCTATTAAATAACAGCATTGATTGCTGAGACTACGCTCATGTCTTCTTGTGCCTGTTTCATGATTTCGTCTTGTTGACCTAAACGGCGGTAAAGTTCGTTATTAGCTGAACGTAGGTTACCGTTTTTTAAGTTTAGGCGCTCAACGTCTTCATTCAAGACTGAGACAACTGTGTCAATTTCTCCGACAAAAGCCTTAATGTCAATCAAGTCAGCCGTCAGGCTCTCAATTTCTTCATCGTTCCCGACTTTTGCCATTGCGCTATCTAGCACTGCTAGGCATTCCTGTGAGGTCATGTTCCTCTCCTTTCAATTTTTAAACAAAGTATATCATACTTGACAAAATAAAGCAAGTATGATATGATGAACCTGTAAGGCTTTTCAAGGCTTGTCTAGTGCTGGCAAGATGGTTACACCTCAAGGGGTGCTTGCTAGTGCAAGTCATTCTAACCAACTGACTTTTCAAGCCATGAAAAACGCTTTATAATTGGCGCTTTCCCTTTCAGGAAGGCGCTTTTTTATTTTCCAAACAATCCAGCGAACGGGTTCACGGGTTGCACTTCTTCAAGGGTCAACGTGTCAGCCATCATCAAAGCGTTAAGGCGGAAAAAGTCGTTTCCATTCTCGCCACCCTCTACAAACATGATTGCAACGTGTACGGGTTCTTCTGTCTTATAGTTTGGTGTTTTCTTGACTGTGATTTCTCCTGTCTCTTGGTTTACGTCTTCATAAGATACCCCAAAGTTGACTTCTTCAAAGTCCATTTCACTTGTGAAAATTTTCACATTTTCGGTTGCCTTTACAATAAAGTAAGGTTTAGCGTCTGGGTCTTTTTCTGTGTCTGGAGTGTAAAGAGTAAGCCCAAAATCTACAAGCTTCTTAGTGTCTTCCTCGGTCGCTGGGACAAGGTACACGGCTTTAGTCGCTTTCTTTTGCTTATACTTGCCATCTGATTTGTTAGATGTCGCTGTGATTGTAGCCTGAGCCACAACTGTATCAAAGTTTTCATGTTTTGGTGCTTGTTTAGCCATTTTGTTTATCTCCGTTTGTTGATTTTAAAAATTTAAGTGGTGTGATGATTGTATTGAGATTTTCTAAATCGTTTTGACGGTTCTTTGATTTCTCATAACAATCATAAAGGGCATTAGAAGAAAGAGAGTATATTTTATTTTCTTCTAAATAGCAACAAAGATTGTAAAAAGCATTGATTGAAATTTTATCAAATTCTTTTGAAACAAATTGATAAAGGTTCATCATATATTGAAAATCTTCATAGGCATAATGTGCTTTTAGATAGGACTTTAGAAAAATAGTGTTTTTGGGTGCGTTGCTGGATTTCTGGAAATAGTACCCTTTTTTATTTTTAACCTGTTGTGTACGTAATAACTTTTTGAAAAAGGAGCGGTAAACCGACAATACAAAGCCATCATACCAAGTAGTCTGTTTCCCTGATTTTAAAGGTTGTTTCATAAATTAGAGTACCTCCTTTTATCTGCTTACTTGCCCTTTTACCCTCAAACGTTGCCCCGATAACAAAGTTTTCAAAAGTGATTTTTTCTTTGATTTCTGGGGTCATTCCTGCGCCCTTAACGTCTAAATGCGTTGTCCCGTCTTCTTGTATCAATTCTTCGATGTAGAGTTTTGAGCGGAGATATTTTGCCTTAACGGCTCTCCCCTCATGCGCCCACTTCCCAAACTCTGACGGGTCAATGTCAAGTACAAGACTGTCAGAATGGAACAAGTGCAAGCTGTCTGTATCTGCATATAAGAAATTATCATAGTTTTCTTGAGCATTTGAAATGATAAAGTGACGAGCAATGGATGTTACAAATAGCGCCACGGGTGCATAAACGGGTTGTACTTCTTCTTCATCGTCATTTTTAAAGCGTAATATACCTTTATCGTCCAGATAGGCTAGTTTCTTTACTGATATAATTTTAGCACCAAACTTCCCATACAAGCTATTAAGCATAATCTTAGCTTTTTGTTTTTCTGCTGGGCTTTGTGCGTTTTCTTTCTTGTATCGGTAAGTAGTGATATAGTCATCAAACAAGCCTGATTCTGTCTGAAATTCAAGTGTTTCTACATACATGATAGAACTATCATAATGTTTTAGAAATAGGTCAAGGTCAAAATTAGTCAAATATAGGTCTATAACCTCGTTTTTCGAGGTAGTCACATAGTCGCTAGTTCTGACCCCAATTCTTAAAGCGTCAAGTTTGCGCTTAATCTGGATTGTTGGGAGGTAGCCACGTTTTAAGTCAAAATCGGCTTTAATGTGATAGATATAATAATGGTCTTCCTTTATCTCCTTGGGTTTGCCCTTGTAGCGCTTCGGTATTCCAATAGGCAAAGCGTTCTGTAGCATGGTTGCAGGGTACATACTATTGATGTCATAGATGTCTATTAGCTGGTTTAAGGTTCGCCCCTGCGTTTTAGGATTGGCAAACGTCCAGCCCCCACGGTAAGCCTTACGACAAAAATCATCTACCTTTTCATCAAGAATTGGGAAAAAGTATCTGAATTTTCGTTTTGACTTTCTGAAAATCCGTTTAAATTCTGTCAGCGCTTCACTTGCTGATGTGTACTTTGTGAAATTTTCCTCATAGTACATTGCAAAAATACCACGCGCCAAAATAGCAACGTCTACATGAATGTAGTCAATCCATTCTGGCTTTATTTCATCTGGCTTATGTTTTAGCAAGGGTGTAGTACCTTTAGCTATTGGCATTTTGAAAAGCCCTGCCATCGTAGCGATTGAGAAATTAAGGATTTTTAAAGAGTCTCTAAAAGTCAGTGTAAAGTCTGGAAACTCAAGCGTAATAGAGTACCAAACCCCCATATCATTGATAAAGTAAGTACATTCTATATCATTATTCAGAAAGAAAGATAACAAGAAAGAGCCGTCAAACTTGAGATTGTGAAAGAATATGATAAATTCATCTTCTCCTGTCTCGGCGTAAGTCTTGTCTAGGTCAAGATAGAGAGATTTTAGAAAATCTTCTAGGCTAGTGTTTACCTTGAATGTGTCTAGCTTGTCATAGTCAATAACCTTTGCGAAACAAGAAAGCCATACCTCTGTTTCTTCCTCGTTTGTAGTCGTTTCAAAGTCGCCTGCATAGTAGCAAGTCACTTCTTCCCTCGCTTCTTTCGTCTTCTCATATCAGAAACAAATTGCTTGGAAAACTTATCTACATTATCAAGGATTTCACGGGCTAGGCTGTCCTGAAATTCAAAAGCCGTCTCTTTACCATCCGTGTCTACGAAAACCATAACGTTATCAAATGAAACCTTGTCAGACGCTCCACCTGTTAGAAATGCGCCAAAGTTGCTGGCACTCATGCGCCTTATGCGTGAAATCATGCTTTTAAAGGCTTTTTCTTGTGCTTTGTTTCCTGCTTCTCTGGTATTGTAGTGCATTTCCTCAAGGGCTGATATATAGCGTTCCTTGGCTTCTCTGTCACGTTCTGAGCGGTATTCTTTGACTTCCTTGGCTGAATGAAAGCGGTTCAAGTCTGAGCGTTGAGAAGAGCGAAAACCTTGGGTCAGCTTTTCTACAGAAAACTTGTCCCCGTACCATGCTTTAGCTTTTTTCACATAGTCGCTAGTGTAGACGTGGTTTCCGAATACTTGGGTGCGCCCCTTGCTTTTAATCTCATTGTAAGCACGTTCTAGCGCCTTGTCACTCATTCCTGAAAAGTCCCACCGTCCACCCATAAAGGCTTTTATCTCGGCATTAGATGCGCCCTGACGTTGTAGCGTTCTTTTCTTTCTGGTTAAATAGTCCCGTTGTACCTTCCTTTGTTTTGGTGTTAAAGCCATTTACTACACCCCTTCCGCTTGTTGTTCCTCTGCGTGTTCTAAGGCGGTGGCAAATGGTATAAAAGCCGTAAGGCTCTTGTATTCATAGTCTACTACCTCAATAGTGAGATAGCCCTTAAAACGCTCCTCTAGATAACGTTGAATATAAGGAAGCTGTCTCCGTTGGTTGATTGTCACTGTTTCGGGTGTGATAGTCACGTTTCCATCTTCATTCTTATATAGATTAAAAGTTACCTGAGTTACATTGAAAGTACATTTAATAGGTGTA